TATGATAAACAAGTATATTTTGTAAAAGAAGGTACGAAAACCTATGATCCTAATACAGGCGATTATACGGTGTCTAAACCTATTAAAACTATGAAGTGGGCAAATATATCAGACGCAGGGACAGAAACCCTTAAAATCCTCTTTGGAGAGATAAAACAAGGGACTAAAATAATAAGGCTTAAAAATAATTATAAAGAGCCTTTTGATTATATTGAAATAGATGGAGAAAAATATACAAGCACATTAAAGCGTGAATATCGTATGGGGTGTGCTTTTTATGTAGGTGAAAGTCAATGAGTAGATTTGAATTTAATATTTCCGGACTTGATGGATTGCATAGCAAACTAAAGGATAGTGCGACGTTGGAAGATGTAAAAAATGCTGTTAAGTTGAATGGTTCTGAACTGGAAGAAGGGATGAAAAAGGAAGCAGTATTTACAAAAGGATATTCTACCGGTGAGACAAGAAGAAATATTTATTTAGATATAGAAGATGACGGGTTTACTGCAAAAGTATACCCTACAACGGAGTATAATCCTTATTTGGAGTTTGGGACAAGATTTATGACAGCCCAACCTTTTGTAAGCCCAGCTTTTAATAAGCAAAAGGTCCAATTTAAAAAAGATATGGAGAGATTATTCAAATGATTAACCCAGGGCAAGAGATATTTACAAAAATAATGTCTATATCTAAAGATTTAGGCTATAAAACTTATGATTATCTCCCTGGGGAAGTAGGGTATCCTTTTGTGTTTATAGGAGAACAATTTAGTCAAGACATACCTAATAAATCAGCAGTATTTGGGACGATACAACAAAGAATTCATGTATATGGATATAGTACCCAAAGAGGTACAGTATCTAGTATGATGGACGAAATATTAAGAGAATGTAGAAAATTAGAGTCTACTAATCATTTTTATGTAAGTATAACACAAAATGTAAGTCAACAGATTATCCCAGACAATTCAACGAATACACCGTTAAATCATGGGATATTAGAAGTAGAATTTAAATTTAATTAGGAGGGATATATATGCCAGAAGCAGTAAAAGGGATTAATCAAATTTTGCTTTTTAGGCTATTAGAAGACGCAGAGACAGAAACCGCTGTAAAATTAGCCTACCAAACCGAGCATGAAGTAACAGAGTCGAAAGAATCTGATTCTGTGGTTACAAAAGACGGTAATATAACAGTCCCAGGGGCACTAGAAACAGAAATAAGTGCTACAAGCATACTAGCTGTAGGTGACCCTATGGTAAAAAAATTAAGGGATGCAATGCGAGAAAACAAGATTGTAGAAATGTGGGATATAGATAAAACAGTGCCAAATGAAACAACTGGGAAATATCCTGCTACTTATTATCAGGGTCTCATAACAGAGTACAGTAAAAATCCCACAGCAGAAGATAACGTAGAAATAAGTTTTACCTTTGTGCCAAACGGAATGGGACAAGATGGAGAAGCTACCCTTACCGCAGAACAGTCAGAAGTAGTTCAATACAAATTTAAGGATACCACCGCAGAGGGATCACAAGCTTAACTTTGGAGTAGGAGACTACTCCTTTTTTAATTTATTAGGAGGTGTATAAATGCTTTTAACAATAGCAGATAGAGAAGTAGAAACGAAATGCGGAGTGCGTTTTATTAGGGAATTAGACAAAAGATTTAAGCTTGACGCAGGTGGAGTTAAATTCGGGTTTGGACTGAATCAAGCAGCCTTTTATATAGAACAAAAGAACCCGTCTATATTGGTGGATCTAATTGAATGTAGCACAAGAACAGCAAAGCCATTTAAGCCCACAACAGAGCAAATAGAAGACTTCATAGATGAGCAAGAAGATTGTGACTGGCTATTTAAAAACTTTAAGAAAGAATTAGAAGAGTCTAACACCACAAAAAAGTTGTTTGGGCAGATAATGGCGGAGATGAAGAGCAACAATTAAGAGATTCACAGGAAGAGTATGAAGATATTATTATTAACTGCATGAGATACTTTGACATGAATATGCAGCAAGCAGAGGAAACGACATTAAGGGAATACTCTTTTTTAATGTATGCACATGCATTAAAACAGGTGGATAAAGAATTTGAAATTAACCTTTTAGCTTGGCAAGTAGAACAAGCTGGTGCGACCAAAAAGGTAGGAAAGGATATAAAGCCTTATTATAAGACTTTTAAGGACTTTTTTGATTATGAAAAAAGAGTAAAAGAAGTAACCAATATACAGAAAGAAGCAAATGCAAAACAATCTAAGTTAAATGAATTAATTTTGAGAGCGAACTCCTAAGAAAGGAGGTATGATATGGCAGAAAGTTATAGCACAACAGCATATCTTAGGGCAACGGATATGGGCTTCACAAAGACATTCAGGACGGCACAAGAAGCAGTTGAGAATTTTAAGAATAAAACTAGCTCTGCGATGAAAAAGATATCAAGTACTTCATCGTCGGATTTAAAAAAAGCGAATAAAAATATTGAAAACTTTAAAGCGAAGGCAGGTGCTAGTGCTAAAGCAATTGGGGCTACTGTGGTAAAAGGAATGAAAGTAGCAGGAGCTGCAATAGGCGCTTTTACGGTAGCAGGGGTTAAATCTGCAGCTGATTTACAGGCACTAGATGCACAGTTTCAGCAGACATTTGGAAGCTTATCTGGAGAAGCTCAAAAGAGTGTAAACGCCCTAGGAGAAGAATTTGGTATGCTCCCTAATAGAATTAAGCCTGCTTTTACGCAAACGACCGCACAGTTTAAGGGGTTAGGGTTATCTACAAAAGAAGCTATGCAACAAGCTGCAAGTGCTACAAAAATAGCCGCTGATGCAAGTGCTTTTTATGATAAATCTTTGGAAGAAGCACAAAGTGCACTAAATAGCTTCGTGAAAGGCAACTATGAAGGTGGAGAATCAATAGGGTTATTCGCAAATGAAACGCAAATGGCTAGTTGGGCGGCTAAAAATTTAGGAGTAGATTGGAAAACATTAGATGAAGCAGGGAAACAGGTAATAAGATTACAGTTCGCAGAAGCTATGCAAAAAGCTAGCGGTGCGACAGGGCAAGCCGCTAGGGAAAGTAATTCATTACAAAATCAATTAGGAAACCTAAAAAGTTCTTTCTCTACACTAGCGGGAGAAGTAGCAAAACCATTACTACAGCCAATTACAAATGGAATGGCTGGTTTATCAGAAAAAATGACAAATATAATCCCTAAAATACAAAAATTCATGGAAAAGGTATCTAATTCTACTCTTGTACAAAGTTTTGCAGGAGCAGTGCAGCTATTAAAAGAAAAATTTGCCAATTCTGAAGGACTACAAATAGTAGTTGATTTAATGAAAAGGTTAGGGAGTGCTATATTAAATATTAACCTTGTATCCTTAGTTGAAAGTGTAAGTGCATTTTTAGATAAATGGGGACCTCTAATAGCCGGAATAGTCGCTGGAATAACAGCATTTAAAGGCTTGAGCTTGGCAGTTAGTGGTCTAAAAATCATTAGTCATGTTGTTAAGGGATTCCAAATAGCTGTAAAAGTATTCGGAGGAGTTAGAAGCGCCGCTATGGTATTAATCCCTGCCGTAACTGGTATAAGCTTACCTATGTTAGCAGTAGCAGCAGCTATAGGAGTAGTAGTTGCAATAGGCATAACTCTTTGGAAAAATTGGGATAAAATTAAAGCTAAAGCGGGGGAGTTAAAAGAAAATGTAGTTGGAAAATTTAATGAATTAAAAGAAAAAGCCTCTAACTCTATAGAAAATCTCAAAACCTCTACTAGCAAAAAGTGGGATTCCATTAAACAGGGAACGTCTAGCAAAGTAGAAACGATGAAAAATACTGTATCTGATAAATTTGGCAATATAAAATCAAACGTATCTAGTAAGATGTCAGATGTTAAATCAAACATATCTAATAAATGGACTGGAGCAAAGAGCGCAACCACATCTAAATTAGCGGGGATATTATCTGTAACAGACTCTAAAATGGGTGATACGGTAAGCAGAGTAAGAAGTAAAATGACGGATGTTAAAAGTAGAGTATCTCAAGGATGGGAAAATGCAAAATCTGCTGCTAAAGGGAAACTATCCTCTTTTGTAACCATTGGTGGTGATTTAATTCGCGGTTTTATAAAAGGAGTAAAAAATAAAGCAAAAGGGCTTATAAATGCAGTAACTGGAGCAGTCAAAGGGGCTATAAAAAAAGCTAAAAGTTTACTTAAAATTGGGTCCCCT